TCTTGAATTCCTGATTTTGAAGTTTCTTGAATTCCTGATTTTGAAGTTTCTTGAATTCCTGATTTTGAAGTTTCTTGAACCGCAAATCTGTGATGTTTAGCTTTTGTTGTAGTGCCTTGAATATAAGTGTTTTTTACTTCAACAATACCCGCGTTCACAAGGTGTTGTAGTGCTTTATTTACTTGATAGTGGCTTAATCCCGTATGTTCTTTCCAGTCCTTAGCTGTATACCAAGTAAAGCCATCTCCTCGTTTAGCTATTTGGTGTAAGTAAACTAACTTGTTTAATACGATTGCTTCGTTTATTCCGAACTCACGTGCAATATCAACATTGTATCCAGCGCTAACGCCAGATTTTAGAATGTCATTTACGTTCATTGTCAGCTCTCCATTTCTTAATGGCTTCTGTCAATGGCGTTTTAATCTCAGAAATATGAACAATTTTCCCCATTTTTACCCTCTCTTTAAGCCAATGAAAAACTAGCACCTTTATTTTCCACAGGTGAAATTTTATTTTTGTGAAAAAAGTGTAAGAATTTGGTGCAAAACCCTTGACAACTTTTTCACGATTTATCGATTTTGAGTAAGAGGTTATTTTTAGACAAAGAAAACCTCAGCCAAAAACGACCGAGGTTATCAAATGCGTATCTGATATGTTCTTATATTAGCAAACTCTAGCGTAAAAGTCAATAATTGTTTTAGAGTACGTTAAATAGCTTAACCTATCGCTATCCAATTCACATAATACGTTCCCAAAAGTGGTGCTCCATCAAATCGACGACATCGAGCAGTAAATGAGGTGTTCGTTACAGCTACAGCACTAAAGGCACAGCCTCCCCAAGACGAGTTAGGAGTATCTGTCCAGCTGTCCCCAGGCTGACCATATCCGCCAAAACTACAAACTACAGTAGGAATTGTCCCTGCTGTAAACTGTTTTGGAAAAGTGATTGTAGCAGCAGCTTCGACTGCTTGAGCAGGCACATTTATCATTGCAACACCACACCGTACATTCACAGGCTTGTCGGTAGTCGTGTCATTGCGCTTTACTTTTATTTTTTCAGCAATTGGCATTGTCGTAAAGTCTATCTTGTCGGCTGTAATAGACTTATCAGGAATTACTTGAGGCTTAAGTTCAGGTATAGCAGATTCTTTTAATGTGCCGTCTGGATTATGAGATTTTAATAGCCACTCAACTAGGTCGTTTGCCCATGCAGAAGTAGCTGTTGGTACAACTGCAGCCCCAATCGGATATAGCCTATCCAGACCACCCGTCAGAGTAAGTCCAGCAATACTCCCGTTTGAAGCAGGCACTCCTTTCCATGAAGTTGCCGACCCTGGCACTATATCATTATTAGAATCAGTTTCGAATATGACAAAATCCTGCTCCTCGCCAATTAGCCAACCGTCGACTGTACTTATGGCTAGGTTTTGGGCTCCTCTTTCTTTTTGAGAGGTAAGTTTTGCGGATGCTGGCAATTCGCCTTTTGCTGAAGCTTTTCTAAGCATCTTTTTTCTCCTTATATTTTTCCTTTAACATCTCGACCACCGCGCCTATAACTGGCATCAATCGGCTAATAGCCGCGGCAATAACTGCAATAACTGCTGAGAATACCGTATGTCCTGTTAGACTGTCCAAGCTTGCGATAAACTTGCCGAATTCAGGACTGCTGTACAGTGCTGTAAATGCTGCCATAGCTCCCAATAGTCCTTGCAAAAATGTCCTCATTGCTCGACCGTTTTTAGTTTCTGGACTAAATAATAATTTAATCTTTTCCATATCTCCTCCTACTATTTTTCCTCAGTACCGTACACGCCGCGAGATTCACGCTCAACCTTACGATTAGCCAGCCACATAATAGCTTCCTCAATTTTCGTAAGAGCTAAACTGTTTTCACGACAAGGTAATCCTCGGTTGTAGTCTGCTAGTTTTGAGTAAGCTACAATAAGCAAGTCCTCAATAAATACACCGTTGCGCTCTGTGGTAGCTGTGCCGCCAGTTTGAAACTTGATTTTCAGCACCTCTTTGCCCGCGACATTAAGAGAAACTTCGTCGCCTGGCGTGCCGCGATTCAGTTCATTGTGCAATTCTTCTAGTGCATTATATTTGGTAGTTTTCATATTTCCTCCTTATTTCTTAAACTTAAAAATACTCATTAGAAAATCGATAATCTTCTCTAATAGACTTTTATTCTTAGCGATATCTTGACTTAATTTGCCGATAGACCTCATAACGTCTTCATTTGTTGGTTGTGATGCCAATGGTTGCTCCTGTGGCTTTTCTTTGATTTGAGGTGCCTGTTGCAATTCTGGTGTCTTTGGGGCTGGTTGTGGCTGAGGGCGTTTTTCTGGTCGTGGTGTGCCTGCATCTCCATTCGCCAATTCACGTACTCGTTCTGCTAATACCCAAATCCCGTCATTCGCCATTTTCAGTTGTAGATAGCGTTTGTTGTTTTCGGTGGTTTCATCTAGCACCTCTGTACCGCCGACAATTCGGAAGTAATCACCTGTATTTATCTCACCGTCCAGTAAATAGCCGTCTTTATCCGTCCTTACAGCTACAGAAACAGGTACGCCGTTATCTTCCCAGTCGAACTCATCAATCAATCGGTTGCATCTAATCTGTCGTAAGTCGAATACAGTTGCTACTTCATCTGCATAATACACTTCTGGAAGTGCTACACGCTTTGTTTCTTGAGGTTTGCCAACATATCGATAAAATGCGTATGGTGGACAACCTGACGCGCTCCATAGCCAGTCGTGATTATCTATTACAATACCTGCCTGATAGCGACAGTTGATTATGTTATCTGTGTCGACAAACATTCCTGTATGACCCAACGCACCTCCAGAGTTTCCTCGAATACCCCAGATGAAAATATCTCCGCGTTGCGTGTCTGCCTCGCCGTTTGCGTCTTCAGACAGTCGTACCCAACCGTTCTTTTCTAGAGCGTCGAATAACGTGTCTGTATTGCCAATCCAATAACTAGCAGGTAAAAGACCTGCTTCTTTTAGAGCGTGATATACAGAGCTTGAACAATCATAAGAATCGGGACCATTACGACTTTCCATCGAATAAAAAACTCGACCTTTACGTGCATAAAACCAAGCTAGTGCTTTTTCTATCATATTATTTCCTCCTTACTTGAGTTTGAACTTCTTCTTGTAATTCCGTAACCGCTTTATTTTGTTGAATTAAGTTATTAGTCGCATAAATAGCCAATCCCACAAGTGCGATTGCAAATAATTTCGCTAAATTGCTTGTTACAAGGCTCCAGAAGTTCATAACACCTTCGATTTCAGTACGTTTTACGTATTTTTCTTCTGATTCTTTTTCGTGTTCTGCTATGTATGTTTTTAGCTGAGCTTGAGTAACGTTCGCCCGAGCTATGTTTTCAATTCGCTCTAGTGTAATAGTATGTTTGTCTACACCCTCCTTAATGTGTCTGACGTCCGCTTCTAACGCTCCAAATTCTTTTGCTGACACTTCTTTATTTGTATTGTTCATATAACCTCCTTTTTGTTTTTATTCATCTTCGTCCTCCTCAAAAATAACTCCTATCGGTATGTGCTGGATTATTACGTCAGACAGCTCAAAATCTGCTCCTGCTTCATTCGCCGCGACTGAATACTGAATCCAGTTCACATCTTCGTCAATGTCCTTAGTGATTGATAGTCTTACTTCTCCGCTTGATGACTTATATTTTTTAGGTACAAATCCCCAGCCTAGAGGGCTGTTCCAGCCTGAAGTAGTACACCACCCAATTGGGACAGTCTTTGGGGTAAAGTTTTTGCTGAAGTTTAAGAACGGCTGAAGTGGTTCGTCTTCGGTTTTTCCAGATACTGAGAAGTTAATGGTTCCTGTAGGTTTGAGTAAAATAAATGTAATATCCACTAGGCTTGTCCACATCGCACCATCTTCAGAAAACTTCACAACTCCTGAGCCGATATCGGTGATAAACGGTTTCCCACTGTCGGTCATTTTCACTTCATCAGTCAGCTCGATAAGTTTATTTCCAATAGCCAAAAGTACCCTAGTCTTTCCGTCGCTACTTCCGTAAACTTTTAAGTCGTTAATGTCGCCTATCACCCAAGGCATACACCAAACACCGCCACGCTTCATATCAAGCACCCATAGTTGGTTCAATTTTTCACTACCAACTGGCACTGCGAAATAAATCATACCGTTAACTTCTAGCCCGATTGATTTATGAATAAAATTGCTGTTTAGGCGTTCGACGTCTGGTTGTATATTGTCTGTCAAATTATCTGTAGATAGGACGTTCTGCATTTGAGGCTTTGTCAATGTAGTCTTAAATCCAGCCTTAGAGATATAAATAAGAGCGTTATTATAAACGACAACTGAATCTGGCGCGTCTGTTCCGTCTCGTCCGTTATCATCAATCACGCTAATCCACTGAATATTCGTAGAGTCTAATTGCATACTTGATGACTGTAGATATTTCAGACTTCCATTACCGTTAGTCTCTGAGCATAGAATCATCGGTACAGCATCGCCCTTACCGTTTCTGAATGGACGCATAGCAACAGGTATTTCCTTTGACCCTGCATTTATTCTTATGTAACCACCAGCAAATGCTGAAAAATCCAACATCGTGTCAGGGTCGGCGCCACCAAAGGTAATCTTCCAAGGGTCGTCCTCGTCGCCCAAAAGATATAGACGGCTAGCTACAAGTACCGATCGTGCAGCCTTAACTCCTGCCGTGCTGTTTGAATTTGGGGGTATAACGTTAGGGTTTAAGACTTTTTGTCCGATGTCTTCATAGGATTGTGTTAGAGTATTGTCTTTTATATGTCCGACGATATCCATCATTCGTAAGCTCGTCGGGGAAATGCCACAGTATAAAATATAATATTCGGCGTCCTTGACTTTGTTCCAAGTGATCTTTACATACTCTTCAGTCTGACCTTTTGTTTTGTCTACGTTTTTTCCACGCCATTCAGTTCGACTTTTATTTACTCGTACGCTTGCGGCATCACTTCTTGCTGTTTCTCCATTTTTAACAGCCGTTACACAGTAGTACAGAGTTTCATTTGTCCCCGCTATACCTACTGCTTCAGCTTTTACCTCTGTAACTGTAGGCAGTGCTTCTGGGCGTACATTCTTCTTTTTTTGAATATCATAGTAAGATAAATAATCTTTACTATTTGTAATCACTACCCTATCGCGGACTTGAGTAAATGTTGGGTACGATTCGTTATTGTAGTCTGCTCCTTCAACCTTTACCCAGCCCTTGCCGTCTAGTGCTGTATACGCGTGAGCCCTTTCTCCGTCTTTTACGATAGCTATAAGTTTGTTTGTTCGCTTGTTGCCAACGACTTCAACGTACTCATCAAAACCTAAGATCTCACCTGGTAAATCCTCTCCATATTGTCTAGTGCCTGGTCGTGGAGCAACAGTTCCGTTTTGTTTGAGCATAGCGTTAGTCATTTTTAACAGACCGCTATTAGGCATACGCCCTGCGTCCATAGCAGAGATATAGCCCTTGTTCCAAGACTTAACACTCAACCTATCAATATTTGGCTGAGGGGCGCTCTTAGGGGGCTTTATCATAGCCAGATGTCCTCTCTAATTACTTCATCGAATTTGTAACCATTGCGGTTCTTCATTCCTTCCATAGAAGATTGAGCAAGGGTAACCAAATTACCATATTGATTGGATTTTGTGCGACTATTTCGAACAAATTCAGCGGCTATCATATAGACCAACCAGTACGGATCATCAATCTCTACCTTGTCTTCTGGTTCTACCAATTTTTTAGTACGACGAATAACTGGCGCAATGATTTTCGCGCCCTTCATTTCTTCAGTTAATCCATTAAAATCTAACTTCCAACCTAGCTGTAAAGCGCCATAGCAACCGCCCTTAAATAGTTGTGGGGATATAAAAGGCACCGTCCAGCTACTAGACCCTTTAGTCAGTGTTATAAACTTACGAAAATCTACTGTTCTAACGTCTTCTGGGAGTTTGTATGACGTATTATCGTCAATTACACCTATTTCCCTATCTTCACACAATGAGCCCCATATAACGGCTGGTTCACTTTCCCATTGCATATTTGCCATGTTGGCAATATTGAGCATACGCTCGTATTTTGAATTACCAGGACTGAGCGTTTTTGTTTTTCCTGTTGCTGTTTGATAGGCAAGATTAATTACCTCCGATAGATTCATGAAGTCCACCTTTCTGTGGTTGTTCATGAAAAAGTGCCTGGGAGCGAATACACAAATAACCACTTATTATTTTATGTATCCAATCGCCAAGCACTTCGGTGGATTAGAATTATCCTTATTTTACCACAAAACTATCTAAATGTAACTACCCTACTTGTCGGTCTGCGTGATTTTAACAGACCGCTCTTCTGGATAGCCTTAACTGAGAACTGTGGCAATCCGCTCTTATTCTTTTTGAAGGTATTCATACCTAGAGCTGTAGTGTTTGACAGTTTAAGGGTGTCTGTAGAAGTCCTAATACCGTTTGATGAGCCACCTCTTCCGCCTCTTCTCCTGCCAAAACTACTCATATCTATAGCGCCTGCTTGAATATGAGATTCGTTAGTGCCTTGTCCGTCTGGGTACTTAAGAGCGAATGTTCCGTCTGGATTTTTGACCAATCCATACTTACCTATGCTCTGTATAGCTTTTAGGGCTTTAGGGCTTAATTCTTCGCCCTGCATTTCTGCCAGAGAAGCCGAATTCGTGATGTTGTAAACGTTCAGATCCTGTAAATATCTAGCAACGGCAGGATCTCGCCAGTTTTTATTAGCCATCTGCATTTTTACGTACTGGCTTTGTTGTGGGCGAGTTCGTAGTGGGGCGTAACCTTGAGCTTCGCGGACTTTATTGCTGTAGTCTTCTATCTGCTTGAAATGATCGGATAGTTCAGGGTGAGCGTCCAGGAATGCCCATTTCTGAGGGCTACTTGGCATATCGTGGTATGTTTTTAGAGTAGCTTGGAGTTCATCACTTACCTCTGGGTAAGGTACTCGATTGCTCTTTCCAGACTTGAAGTCTTGACGCTTAAAGTATGCACTTCTTTCTTTTTGGAAGTCTTCTAGCCAAGGTGCGTCTTGTTTCAGTTTTCTTTGCTCGGCACCGTTCTTTGGTGAACCTTGTAAATGATAGAAGTACTGCTGTTTGTCTACTGGGAGTTTGTATAGAGGATCTAGCTCTTCACCTGTTTGTGCTGAGCGCCACTTAGCCGCCTCACTGAGGGCTTTAACTATATTTGGCTTATTTGCTAGAATTCGGTTGTTCATTAAGACGTCGCCCTCTGTTTTGCCTTCTACACTACCGTCTCCGTTATATTTCCTAGAGGTCAATGCTTGGTAGAGTTCTAAATCACTACCAGACAATTTATTGTCTTTAGCGGCTTTTTCTAATGATTGGTAGAAGTATGAGCTTTGACTTGTTCCCTTTGGCGCGTAGAATCGTCCAACAACTGAATCTAGCATACTTCTACCCTTTATTTCATCATCAGAAGCCCCTGTAGCCTTTGCTATAGCAAAATCCATACCGTGAAGTAGGTTTTGTCCACCGCCCGCTGTAGACGTTCTAAACGCGTTGTCTATTTGCTTAGGACTAAGACCTGTAAGTTCACCGACTTTTCGGGCTGTAAGACTTGTACTGTTGTCCCACTGGTCTTTTCCGTCAAGATTCTTCATACCTTCAGGTACGACTTCCTGTCCTGTGTATAGGTTTTTGTTTGCCCAAGTTTCCACAAATGGCTTTACGGCTTGTGGTACATACTGAGCACCTGTACGTCTTATCTCCATTGGGTTCACAGTCGTTACTTGTTCTACAGCGTCCCCGACGGCTTTACCTGTATCAAATTGTTGTCCCGTCATAACACTTCTCACCATATTGTGAAGTTGTCTATGAAGTGGCGAGAATTGAGGTGGTACTGGTACTAGATATACACCTTCCCACTTGTTTTGTTCTTTGTTGTATTTTGCATTAGTGCCAACAACGACTACGTTATTCTCTTTCACGTATTCAGGGATATTCTCCATGACTTTTTTGCGTTCTTCATCGGCGTAGTTCCATGCCATAGCGGCTATAGTTGGGGCTACTATTCCCATGGTGATTTTTGCCGTATATCTTGCTGGGTTTTCTTTCATTCGACGCAGAGTAATTCTTTGACCTTGAATATTCGCATTTGAATAAGGCACTACAGCGTTTATAGTTTTGCCGTATGTTCCGCTTCTGGCGAAGTTTGTAGAGTTCCATCTTGCTTGGTCGGCTGCAAATTTCACGGCTTCAGATTCACTCATGCCTTTTCGCTTGGCGTATTTTTTATTTGCAACATACTGGATTGCTCGTCCGATGTCTTCACTACGTCCAATAGTATTTTCTAGTGTTCGTAGTGGTGATTTTAAGTTATGAAGAGCTCGTGTAGCCAGATTCCTATGACTACGTATCTCATTTAGATTTAATTCAGAGGCGTTGCGTAGGACTTCATAACTATTGCCTACTACACCTTCTCGTTGCATTTCTAAGTAAAGATCTCCCTTATGGTGAAATCCTGCACCTATCGCCTCAGCAAGAGTCTTAGGATTCATTGAATTAATCCCGCCCTTAGAGTTGATAGTAGCGCCTACAAAGTCCTTTACGACGTTAGCCATAGTAAAGCCTGCGTTGACTGTCGTTGCGCCCATTCTCAGCACACGAGCAGGTGTTGCTAAAGCCCTCAATACGATATTCATCTGCTCACGGTTCATGTTTTTAGCGGCTTTAGCTACTTCAGGAGCGGCTAAGAATGTACGCTTTTTACCATTATCTAAGTAACTGATAGTTGGTCGTTCATCTGCAGTCTCATCGGGCTTTAATTCTCGTAACTGGAATGGATTCTTAGGGTCTTTAGCGTAACTCGCTAGAAGTTCAGCTGTTTTATTACGTTCACCCTGTCGAACCATATCTTGAGTTTTTGTAATCAATGCGTTTAATGGGCTATCGATTGAGCGAGACGACCCTTCAATACGTTGAATAATACTCTGAGTGCTTAAACTAGCTTCTCCAACACCTACTCCATGTTTCATCTGGGTGGCTAATTCTTTGTCAGAGAATATGCGATCAAATGGTACATAATCTGGATATTTTTTCCTTAAGTAATTAGCGGTATCTTGACTGATAAGCCCATAATCTACTGTCTGTTGTAGGACTTTATCAGAATATTCTTTTACTTGTTTGAATTCTTTGGCGAATCGCTTATCAGTAGCTTTTATAAGAGCTTTATCTTTTGCAAGATCTCGTCCTGTTTCTATACCATTAGATTCTAATTCCAGGGCGTGCTTAGCAATTAACGCCTGTTCAAACGTTTGTAATTCTTTTTTATTCTTAAATCCAGTAATTAATTTATCAAAATTGTTGTCTCGGATAAATGCTTCTGATATTCCATCTGCACGTAAAGTCCTATCCAGGGCATTTCGCATTTCTAATTGTTCAGATTGGTTTTTAATTCTGTCTTCAATTGGGGCAAATCTGTCCACGAATTTCTCACGCATATCTGCTTTGAAATCTTGCCAACGCTCTTTAAGGGTGGGTTGCTCGCCTTTACGGGCTAGTTTTTGCTCTTTGACTAGTTCGTTTACGTAGTCATCAACATCTGCGGACGAATCGCTCTTCTTATAAACTGGCAGTTGTTCGGTATTTCCGAACACCTCATTTCTGAACTTCCCCGTCTCCATTTGGGCGTAAAATTGTTTAATGGCATCTTGTTTACCAACAAGTCCCATAATAGCTTCAGTAATTCGGTCATATATTGCTAAGACTTTTTGAGGAATACCTAATCTAGTACCCAGACGTACCTTATCTTCACCGTTTAATCTTCCGTTATAATAATCACTGAATCCGTCGGCTAGTTGTTCTTCTGCTAGTAGGTTCAGGTCATTTCCATATTGATTGCCATATTTGTTTATTAAATATTCATCTCCATAAGACTCACGGATAGAGTTTAATAAGTCTTGCTTGTTTTCTACACGGGTAAGTAATTTATGTCCTAATTCGTGATTTAGGGTGTCTTCTGTAAGCTTGTTTAGGTTGATTTGGTCAGTCTTTGGATCGTAGTAACCTAATGCTCTCTTCTGCATTTCATTTTGCCACTCATTAAATACAAGGTTCTCATCACCTGTCAGTTGTAGGTGGCGTGCTAGTAGTTTTCCTTGGTCGGCAAGTTCTTGTATTTGGGCGTCTATCTTGTATTTCGTTTCTGAGCCTCTCGCATTTTCTTCTCCTATCCTAGATAGAGCTTCGTCTATATTAGACTTTTCTTTCAATAATAGAGATGCTTTTTCGCTTCTGTTTCTCAATTCGGTTATTTTTTCACGGATATTTTCTGGTATATGCAGACCATACTTATCTAGACTAGTTAAATCACCATCAATAATTAGTCCATTGTCCACAATAATCTCTTGGCTGTATTTATCGCCGTATAATGAACGATAATACTCTCTTGAATCAGTCGATGGTATTTCGTGATCAGCCAGCCTAATCTCCCCGCCTGATCCATCTGAATAATAAGTCGAGCCAAAACTGCTTTTATGGCGGTTAGTCCCATACTTCCTGCCAAGTTGTCTTCGCAATGCGGTCATTAACTCATCTTTTATTGCAGAAGCATCTGTATATATATTATTCTGGTCTAATAGCCGCTCGGCATTTCGCCCTAAATAGTCTGACTTATCTCGTAAGGCTTGTATATCGTCATTATCTATTTGACTGTAGTCGCCATCAGTATATTTTTCGTCGATCTCCTTGCGTCTGATTTGTCTATCTTGTATATATTTAGCATTATTTTCTGCATTAACTTCGTATGGCGATTTCCCATCATGACGACTCTTATATATCTCACTAGCAAGGTTTTCAATTCGTCCTACAGATTTACTGTTTCTAGCTTTTTTGCCAGAGTTACTTACGCCAAGAGAATCAAGAATATTTGCGTATTCTTGTCTAAGCGATAAGTTGGTAAGCTCGTCATCTGACATTAGCTGAAGTTTCTCTGGAGTGTATTTGTCGAATAGCTCCTGGATAGTGTTCTGCTTTGTCTCCGTCTGGTGCTTATACTTCAATCCGTTCTCATCTACCTCACCGATATGATCTCTAGCGTATATAGCCTGCTCTTGAGCTTTACGTAGGTTAATCATGGCTGGAGCGTTTTCACTCATTCCTAGACCACGCAAGTATTCTTCACGTTGTCGTAAACGTGTTATATGTTCGTTATAAGCTCTAACTTGTGCTTCATGCTCTGGATTGAGCTTGTATTTAACGTCTTCATTGACATTTTGGGCTTCTTGTGCTATATTACGAGTAGAAGCCTCTGTGTTATAACCAGGTTCGATAAGTTCCCCTGGCGACACAGGGGCTTTTCTTATGTTGCCCTCATAGAGAGTATTGCGTCCATGATCATTACTCTTAGCTATGTCGAGTGTAGCCGTATAGTCATTGCCTCTATATTTGACAGGTAGCTCTCTATATTCAAAACCGCCATCCGCAACACCATGTCCACTTCTATCTTGTGCACTATCGATGAGGCGAGATTTTTCAATCACCTGATCAATGTATGGCGCCAATCGTTGCTTGACAGTGAAGTTTTCATTAGTGGCTCGCGCTCGTGGGTTAGTAAATTTTCTATTTCCTTGACGGCTCAACTCCACATCCATTCCATCGCTTGTTCGGTACGGATTGCCAGTTCGTGCCTTCTGTAGATCACCAAAAGCCGCCTGGCTGAGACGTTTTCTCGTATCTCCAGTTATGCCGCCCACGACTTCAGCGGCGTTGTATTTCATTTGGGCTGGAGATAGTCGGTTAATCCCAACACCACTCTCTCCATAAGGATTAATCCTATTCCTCACCATTCCCTTTACACCATCAACAGCACGACCAGCGCCGTGCATCATACCACCTCCGAGCGCACCAAACGCCCCAGATTGGAAGTAAACATTTTTATCAGTGTTTATCTTGCCGTCATCTGCTAGGTCTTGTGCAAACGTCTGCGTAACTTCTTCTGCACCTTCTTTAAGTGAGTCTTTGACTAGGTTTTTTGTGCCATTTAATACAGTACGTCCTATACCTTGTTTGACGGCTTGTTTTGTCCCTGCTTTGCCTAGACCAGCAAGGCTGCGTAGAAGTGTACCTGAACCGCCAAATCCTAATCCACCTACTGAAATACCTGCATCCAGCCCTTTACCGAATCTCTGGACACCGTTTAATTCTTTTACTTTGCCGTTCTCATCCGCTTCTATACCTGTAACTGCGTTTGCCACTTTGTTCGGAGTTTCTGCTAGACCCTGAACCATACCGCCAGGTATTTTAGCTGCAAATCGTACGTAATCCCCTGGGTCGCTCCATTGGAATCCTTTTTCTTTATCTGAAGAGTCAATCCAGTTGTTGAACTTGTTAACATTGTCTGTGATTGGCTTTTCTATTGTTCTCTTAAAGTTTTGTTGTTGTTTTGCACCGAATAGACCATGCTCGCCGAATGGATTCAAATAATCAAAATATGTTGGTTTTTTAGGTGTAATTATAGGTTTGTTTACTAAGTTTTGAGTTTGGATTTGCTTGTTTTCTTTGTTTACCCAATCTTGTTGCCCTTGAGGGGTTAATACCTTAGGGGCGTCATTTATAGTCTTCTGAGGGATTTCTGGCTTAATCTCAGGTATAACAGGCTTAGTGAATTGATTTGCCGTTGGTACTGTATTTACTTTAGGTACCGTATCGGTTTTAGGCACTGTATCTGTTTGAGGTTTTTGCTGAAAAAGTCCTTGAGTAGGAGATGGACTGCCAAAACTAGGCGCTTTATTTAAGTTATTTAAGACAGGATCTTGCTTAAAAGTAACTGCTGGCTTATTCTGAGGTTGTGTCTGAACTTGCTGTTCTTTACGGCGTTTTTCCTCATCACTAACCCAGCCCTTTCCTTGAAAAAAGTTGCCTATTCTTTGAAAAAAATCCATCTCCTAATACTCCCTACATTAACTCTTGCTTTTTCTTTTTCTCTTCGTCGCTTAAGATTGGGCGCAAGTTTGGTGAAATCTCATCATTTACACCACCAATCTCTGAATTATCCTTGACGGTAACGTCCTTAGGGTCGTATGTCGCAAGGTCTGGTGCTTTCCAGTCCACTTTTTGGATAGGAATACTGCGATCACGTCCTAATTCGTCAACTTCTGTACCCAAACGGTTGATTTGGTCGCGTGTACCCTGCTGACTTGCAATAGCAGCTGCCATACTTGAGCCATTTGCCGTCTGTTTGCCCACGTTAGCGCTTCTAATGCGGTCTAGCAGTTCAGCACGAGATTGTGCCACCTTTTGCTTCACACTGTTCACACGGTTGTCATATTCGCTCTGAATATCGTTCTTGTTCTTGTCGTAAGCATTCTTCACTGCGAAGTAGTTGATGTCCATGTCTCGACGGTTCTTAGCGTATGCGTCCTGAGCCTCACCTTGTTGTTTTGAGGCAGCTTTAGCTATCTCATAAGGTGCTAAGACGTTTGCAAACGAGCTATCTCCTGCTCCACCTGACGCCAAAATACCCTTAGCTGAGCGTACTTTAGTAGCAGTGTCGCTTTCGATTTGGTCTCGGGTCTTTTTGATGTTGTCGATAGCGTCTTTGGTGTTCATGTTGTAACGACCAGTTGACTCATTAAAGCTGTTTTCGTTTTCTTGCCATGCACGGTCTTTAGCTTTTCCAGCATTAGCAATACCGACAGCTTCCTGTCCACCTAGACGGTTGATAGCTGAGTTAGCTTGGTTAATCTCATCGTCATATTTAGCGATAGCGTCTGCCTTGTTTCTAGCTTCTTGAGCAGCGAATGGGTTGAATCCACCGCCACCACCAGGACCGACGACAGATTCAGGAGCGTCTCCTGCGTCGTGGTTACCTGTTTGACCGCCGCCACGGTTAGGGTCGGCTTGCTCTTTATACGCCTGATTCTTCCAATAGTTAGCCGTGTTGTCGTCCCATCGCCCAGCATTGTTAACGCCATTTTTACCAGCGACGTAGACATTGCCGTCTCTACCTTTCCAGAACGTACCGCGAACTACACCATTGCGTACATCTGCGTGAACACCTTTGTTGTCCCTGACACGACCAAACGGTCCGTTGTCGTCAAAGATGTCCCCTCTTGACCAATCTCCAAAGATTGCCATAAAAAATCTCCTTATTGTTAGATAAGGAGAGAGACTTGATAGAGTATATTATTTATGGCTGGCAGAAGTGCTGAACGACGACATCTTTGTTTATTCCTATGCCCGTTTTCGTGTATTTAGGATCTTGTATAGCTTTCCTGTGTGGTTTTGAGCTTATCCACCAGTTAAAGGCGCTTCGTGTCGTGCCTATAGTATTGTCGGTTCGCCAGGCGAGGTTCTCACCAGCATGTTTACACTCACTATTTGCGTGTTTAAATACCAATTCATACCCATGTATTCCCTCGGGTGATACATGATCGCGATAGTTACGGCTGATCATATCATCAGCTTTTTCCTGTGCACTGGCGTTTATCCTTGGGTCAACTTCTAGTGGTGCCACACCAATTCTTGCTCGTTCCTGATTTACCAGATCCAGCATTTCCTGCGCATCTGGTGGACCAACATCATACTTACTAGGTTCTGGTTGCTCCTGTTTTTGCTCCTGAGTCATTCCAGCCGCTGTCTGATCGTCCAGACGGGTCTTTAGCCATACACCACCACTAACGCCTGCTACAAGCGCTAAAATGATGGTAATAACTATGACCTTTTTCATGCTTACACACTAGCACAACAGAGGTAAAAAGTCAAGATTTAGCCCCTCGCCACCTGTATGCTCGTCTAAACCCAGCATCCTCAGCTTCCTTGACAGTCTTTGCGAAAAACTCACCTTTTTCTGGCTCAATATTCACCTTGTCATATTGCTGATCAAAAGGTAGATGATATATCTTTGAACCATCGCGTCCTATATTACATTTAATACACGGATATGATTTATCAAATTTGTGATTCTCTACCAGCTTCATTTTCATGACTTCGGCAAATTTACGTGCTGTATCAGATAGTTTCGTTGTCGTATAAAATACTGGAATAACCCGTAAGCCTTTATTCTGCATTTTATACTCAAAAGTTGTACCAAAATGCTGGAATATACGATTTTCGAACACATTTTTATACTGCGACCAATATTTACACTGAACTACCTCGATAGTCTTCCCTTTTCGGCAAACCAAATCACGTCCTAAATCTTCTAGTCCTTTGTTGATACCAGAATATTCAACCGAATATCCTTTACTCTCGTATAGATATCCGACGTATCGTTCGTACATCCTGCCCAATTCTTTAGGCGAATGGCGACGCTTCCAATATCTATCTAAGGCTAGCTGATTTCGTTGTTGTGGACTTAGTTTATCGTACTCAGACTTTGCCAGTAACCGCGTTACAGGGTCTTGACGTTCTCGCTCGGTATACTTTACGTCGTGCACCTCCTCTTCACCGCCTTCAAGCTCACTTTGCCGTATATCAGCAAGCTCTGGAAATAGCTGTTCATAATACTCAATGATTGAGCGGGCTGTTTTAGCTTCAACCTCAGCGGTGCGGCGCATTTTAGTTTCTCGCCTTACAGTGTCGGCTGCTGATAGGGCAGGTCGTCTTTTACTCTGTAAATAGTTAGACAAACCCTCGTCAACCAACTTATCCAGTTCAGCAATACTTTCGTGTAATGACTGAAAACCAGCAGCGCGCTCACCCAGTGATGTTTTAAGCGACTGCACATACCATAGAATCTCTTTTTCTCTCTGTGCGGCAGTCTTAACCTTATCCTCCATAGAAGCAATCTGTGTTTTATAGTCTGATTGCATATCTGATATCTTACGATTTAAGCTGTCTTCAATTGCCGTTATACCAGATATAACACCGCCCACACACATAGAAAATGCCCCTATGAGTGTTAACGACAACTCTTGATGCATTTTATACCATTCAGATATGCCAGTATTAAATACTGAGTCAAAAAATGGAACAGCAAAGTACAATCCCGCAAGCGTTACTGGAAAGATACATATTCCGCCGATAAAAACCGCTCCTATAAAAGCAAAGAAGTAGCTAGCTATTTTATCACCCAAGCTATAACTATCCATACTCAATAGTATACACTATCAAGTCTCTCTCCAAATTGTTAATCTTCGACCTCTCATTTATCGCGGAGAGGCAAAACGCGGAGAAGGGGCGAGTTTCCCCGCCCCAAAATTGCTAGGCTTTCTTCAGAACCTGAACAGCAGGTTTCTTCTTATCAAAGACGAATGCGTCATAGACAACACGACCGTTGACGTAGTAACCGCTAGCGCTCTCCTTAAACTTACCCTGGTTGTAGTCAGCTAAGTGTTTTGGAGCGGCAGCTGCCATTTCGTGCGTCAAGATAATCTGAACATTAGTTGGTAGGTAGCTATCTGGCACTTCAATAATCAAACAGCCGTCGATACGACCGTAGTTACCGCTTCGGCGGCTCTGAGCGGTCATTTCACTGGCTGGTGTAAAGTTTTGGTCGAGCCTCAACTTTGCGAACTCGGTTGCACTAACGAAGGCAACACGACCTGTGGTTGGTACTAGTGCGTTAGTCTGAGCAACCATCAAGTCGGTAAATGTTTCATATGCGTTTGCCTTAGTTGTAGCTTTGGTTGTTACCTTACCTGCCTCAACTAATGCATTCAAGTTGTGTTTGTCTAGAGTTGGAATAATAACCTCTTCCATCTGCACACGCATGAATTCGCTTGCGTCAAGTGAGCCGTCGCGTGAGAACTTAGCGTCTGCAAGGTCAATTGAACCCGCAAAGTATTTATCTCCTGAAGCTGTTATTATTTGCTCTGAGTTGCCTACGGCTTTGTATTCGTAGCCAAATGAACCTACACCACCACCGCTAGTGCCAGGAGCTTTGCGTGTAGTGTAATCACGCAATTCTTGTGAGTCGGTTGAGAACACCTTAAATGATTTAGTAGTACCACCAACAACTTCATATTTACCCTTAAAGGCAGGTGCTGTTAATGATTTAAGTGTATATCCCTTATCAAGGATTTTTGAATATGCTTGTGGCAAGTTAATAGCCATTTTATTTTTCTCCTATGGTTAGTTTTTTAGATTGAAGGATTTAATCGAAGAATCCATTTACAAATTGTTTTTCGTCTACTTCTTCTGATGTAGCCGCTCCGCCAGCATTCATTACTGCCGCGGATTGCTTTGCTCTAGATATCTTCTTACTACCAGCTTTCAGACCTTCTTCGTAAATGCCGTGCAAGTCTGTCATAAACTCATAGAGCTTTTTGTCTGCCGAGATTGGCGCGCCCTCTTCGTTAAATTGCAGATTTGCCGCACTTACGTACATGTCAGCTGCTTTTTTGGTGAAGTCTGCATTGTATTCAGGTGAAGTTTCATCGAATACAGGATAGTCTTTAAGCAGTTCTACTCTATCGAGCGACATATTGTACTGAAGATCAGCAATATCTGCCGATATTTCGTTTAATTCTGCCTGCTGTTGGTCAAGCTCCTGATTGTATAGAAGGGCTTGAATAGCGGCGTCTTGTGGGTCTAACCCTGCAGCTTCTAGTTGTTCTGGTGTTATTCGGCTTTCACTAATTGAGCTTTGTAACTGTTTAATACCTTCGTATTCAGCTACTTCTCGTTTTAGTTCTTCCCGACGGGACACCAACCCTCGAATATCGTCATTCAGTTGAGCTTTACGCTCCTCTGCTTTTGAATATTCCGGCTTTTCTTCGCCCTCTGACTTCTCTTCAGGCTGTTTTTCTTGGGTTTCGTCTGTTTTGGACTCATCCTCCGACTGTTCACCTGAATCCTTATCACCCCAGAAGCCGTCTGTCAGTGATTTTTCATCAATATTGTCGGTTGAGTTTTGTGATGTTGACGACACATCTGCCGCACTCTGGCTTGTATTTACGTCTGTAGTGGTACTGTCCACGGTTTTTACTCCTTTATTTAGTTATTTACGACCTTTTACATCGGTGCGCAGATGAGAGTTCAAGGAGATGAGCTCTTACCTGTAGAGATACTTCCGAGGTCCCACCTCTACAGGTAACAACCCGCCTAAAACAACTTCTCTAGTCGATACGCTCCTTTCTCACCAACCAAATAAACACCCAGTGGTAGTACTGCTGTTAAGCTTGGATTATCTACACAGATTAAAACTCTACCCTCCTGTCTGAATTCGTGGCTAGCAAGCAACGATTCAGTCTCTAGTGGCTGTTCTAGCTTTTCTCTAACGTCCTCAGTCATTTTCTTTTACCTTGTCCGTCTGGGATTTTATCCACGACTTAATCTCTATAAGGTCATTCACGCGCCACCTAGCAGCTAATATCTGCACTTTCAAGGATTTCTCAGAAGTTTCAGGATTCATTGTTAATTGATTGATGTTTTGGGCTAGTTGGATCTTTTCATCAATTCCATTGAGCAAAGTTTTTAGCAGGTTAATCTCTTCTTTGGCTGCAATCCTCTCCTTGCTTTCTTTAGTCTTCCGCTCTTCTGGGATATCCAAAGAAAACCCGCTGTTTGGGATCAAATCGTTATTCATACTGCTCCTCACTGTCGGCTATGCCGTTATTGTTTTGGTCTAGGTCAATGATTAATTCCTCAGGGTCGTCAACACCTGATTTGTTAATCATCCGCTTCAATAATTGGTCTTTACGGATAATCTGTCCTAACTCAGGGTCAGATTGAGCCAGTTCTAAGATTCCCTTTAAGTTCTCCATAGATTGCTCGTCATCTTTAAGCTTTGAGGTAGAAGCATCAACTTTGAATTTGAATCCTTTTAGCTTCTTGTTGTAATCGACGACAGCTGTACTTGAGTTAAACTCAGGCTCTTCAAGTTTTCGGCGTTTGATGTATTCTTGAGTGAGATCAACTTCCTGTTCACCTTCAGACAAAGCAAAATGAATATTAAGCATAGTTTCACAGACATCGCCAAACCAACCTTCGAATTGCTTACGAAGATGATTATCACTTATACCAGTTCGCTCCTGCTGTGCTTTTACTCCGCTGTCTGTCTTTGAGAACCCAGGATTTCCGACCTCGGCAGAAACGCTTGTGTCGTTTGAGTTGTTCAAGTTTAGGATTTGACTCTTAATTAAACCGTAGTTGTTTGAAAAGTTGTTTGTCGCATTGGTTGAGATATTCGCAGGTGAGATGCTTGCGTTCTGGTCTGCACCTAAGTCCCAAATAGCGTTTACTTTGAATCGTATAGTTGAAGTATCAAATGACCCTCGCTTTATCAGTGGCGGGTTAAGACCCAAGGCTTGAGCATATTGGTACATCTGCATTTCTGAATCGAGCATGTTCTGAAGTCCTGCTACAAGTTCGACTGCACCACGACCGATTGGATTAGACATGTCCATATCGTGATATATGAAGTGGATTGGGATAATGCCTCTTGGATCTGGATTCACAGTTGAGTAGACTACTTCGTTATTGTCTGGGCTATACCCGTAAAAAGTAGCTCCTACTCCCTGTTGGAATGCAAATATAATCTGTATACCACCAGACTCAAGACTCTTCTCTCGCTCGGCTGGTGTTTTGCTTTCGTCTGTTTTCTCTTTCGCCTCTAGTTGAGTAAGTTTATCTAGTCGCCAACCGCTCTTTATGCCGTGTTTGTTTAATTGCTTTTCGCGATAAATTAGATATTTAATATCACTTGGTTGGTACCAAGCTCGTAAGAAAATAACATTACAATCTTTATCGTAGACTTTTCCAGATTCTAAAATAACGTCTTTGATGTAGGGTAGTTTGAAGTCTGCACCAAAATAATTTCCATGTTGTGTATAAAAGCAGTAAGCTGGCTGAGAGCCGTATGTCATAGCCTTACTTAAAGCTCCCCAGGATTTTTGAATAACACTTCCTGTAGTGTTTGCGTTTGGTAGGATTTCTTCAGTTAAGACCAAATTAGCGACATCTGCTAAGTCTTTATCTTTGTCCAAACTAGTAACTAGCCCAGTTGGCAATTGCTGAATAACGCTCTTAGGTCGAGATTGAACATAGCTAGCTGTAGTTCCATCTGTAACATTAGGTAAGCCATCTGGGATACTTGGCTTAGGTTTATTTAGAGCAATACGCTCAAGCTCATCAATACCAGATAAAACTGCCTGGTACTTCTGCAAACTTTCATCGTACGCGTCGCCGATGTTAGATTCGTCTATAAAAGAAAAAGCCACTGGTTTCCCCCAACGTAAAAATTACTGTTACGTAATCATCACGCTGGGCATTTCCCAGTAGCTTGTTACTCGTCTATAATATCACATTTGAATAAAAACGTCTATAGCCATGAGTTTTTATCTAAAATAGTCTTTTTAACTAGCTGAGGTAGACCTGTCTTTTTGTCTATTCTCACACTTAAAGATATATCTAAACATTCCCCATTTTCTGCCTGTTTTATTAAATCCTCAAACTCTTGTCTGACTTCTGTAAAGGTCGATACCTTTGATGAGATTGTAAACGAGCGGATACTTTGAGCCGTCATATAATCTCTTATTTTTCTGACTTCTTCCACTTCCACCCCCTCCGTAGTGTATTTATTTCTTACCTCGCCGAATCTTAACTCCATAATGCTGATAACTCTCCTGAAGTTTGGGTGGTTGGTCTTATTTCATACTTAGGCTTTAATATGCTTGATAGCTTATATCTCACAGCGTCTAGTGCGTGATCGAATCCACCCTCTGGTATATTGATAGTCTTTCCGTCTTTATCAGTCTGCCATAGATAATTTCTGTATTCTTTAATCAAATTGACACTTCGTTTGGTCATTGATATACTCTGCTCTTGCACATAACCGATTCCCTGCAAAATAGAGCCACTGCCTTTTTTCGCTGCAACAACAGACAATCCATACATCTGTAGCTCATCGATAGACTTCGGCTCTGCTGAATCTGCTACAATCACACCAAAATCTAAGTTATTCATAAATGAGGCGATTTGTTGGTTGCTCATACCTTTTCTGTAAAGAACCTCATCTAAGACATATCCGCCGTTATAATAGTAGACTGCGACTAATGCTGTAGGATCGTTTGAATACCCAAAATCTAATCCATAGCCCTCTAAACGGGCTTCATGAGGTATTTCGTCTATAATCTTCCAGCCTTTGTAGATTCTGCCTTCGACTTCACCTAGTTGACCTAATCCGTAAACAGTCCACCAGTTTTTATTTGATTTGTGAGCTTCGATGTCTTTTACGATTGTTTCAGGTAGACCTTCATTATCTTTATAAGTAACAGTAATCATCTCCACGTCATCACGTGTATTTAATAAGTCATAGAACCAGAACTCATTTGTTGGGTTCCAGTCAAGCCAAATCTCTAATCGTGTACGCACTGCTAATTGGTCAAACGATTCATAAGCTACGTTGTTGCATTCGTTTATAAATAATCTATCACGACGTGGACCACGCACTTTACTAGGCTGATCAGCGCTGAAGAACTCTATCTTTGAGCCTGTTTCAAATGTATAAATAGAGTCTGTAGCGTTCCAAGCTGATTCTTTCCAGTAGTCATGTTCCTGCATAATATTCTTAAAATCACGCATAGCACCCCTTTTAAGGTGTGGAAATGATTCGGATACAACACTAGTTAAAGTCGGTCGCTTATCTTTCTGAGCCTTACTGATGAGTATTTGAAGAATAGAGATAGTCTTACCCGCAGAAGTTCCACCACAAACGCCACGGATACGCTTTGTCATCTTAGCAAGCTTCTTTGTTGAACTGGTCAAGACGAACATTATTGTTCGCCCTCCACCAAATCACCAAGAATTGGCTTTGGAAGTTTAACGTGCAATTCTTTCTTTTCTGTTATTCGCTGTTTGAGCTTATTATACTCTCGAATCGCTGCCATTTTAGCTTTGAAGTCTGCGTCCTGCGTGATGAGCTTCTCCATTTGTTTGTCAACAAACTGATCATTCAATCCACCAGCTTCGAATAGCTCGTCTATCCTCTTAAGAATGTTACGTTTTGTCAAGAGTTCAGAAGCCCTTGTCCGTGCGGCATTATACCAATTAGGTTTTGACCGATCAGGTTCATACGCCTCTATATAACTTTGAACACCATTACCAAAAAACTCTCTATCACTAGCATAGAGTCGACAGAACTTTTCTTGTCTTGGATTCAGTCTTCTTAGCTTTTTATCCATATCCACCTCATTTTCAAAATACATAAGAACGTTTTAATTCAGAGTTGCGTTCTTTCAACTCACATACTGTACTTATATTATAGCATAAATAGAGGTAGACAAGTGAAATATCAAAAATCTTTACAAATAAAAAAGCTGCCCGACCTGACAATCAAGCAGCTTAGCCCGTAATTTAATTATACTAGAAAATTATTCAACAAACTCTTTCTTATTTAATTCTTACTTTGTGTGAAATCTTTTTCATATGCTCTCTGCACTCTAATATTCCATCCTTTCTCTCGTATACGTACTGTAGAAGTCCCTTTGCGTTCTCGTCAATAGATTCAACGAGGGCTTTTATGCAGACGGACTTGTAGCCATTATAAAGTTCCAGAAAAGACTCATCAATTGGGTGTTCTGCTCTGAACTTCTCCAGATAATCGTCAAAAAGACTGTCTATCACTCTTTCAACGTTTTCCTTCATCGACAATCTCCTCTTTGAGGCGAGAAACCTCGCTGGCTATAGTTCGATGAAGCTCAGCCTCATTGTTAATCATTTCTTCTTTTATTCGCTGAAGAACACGAGTGAGTGGGAAGTATTCAGATTTGCTGTATTCTGTTTCGATGAGCTTCGCTGCCCATAACAGTGTTCTGTTCTTCTCCTGCATAATCTCTTGCTCAACCCAATTCACAATTGAAAGTGCTTCTTCGACTGGGTCTTTGCACCCAGAAGACCCTAGGACCTCTACTATCGCACAATATAGTTTTGCGTATCTCGCACGGTCTTTATCTTCATTATTCATTTGAACACTCCTTCTCTTCAGTTTCTTTATAAACAGTTCTGATAGGTCCACCATAAAGACTATTATTAACCATAGTCTGACGAAGCGTGTATTCATTATCACGAACCTTGCTTTCTATTCTTAGGCTAATACGATTGCATAGCAATTCATCGGCAAAGTTTTTAGACTCTGACTTAACAATTTTTAGCACTTCTAGTAACGTTCTACTTCTTTCCATCAAAGACCGTTCCTCAGCCCAGTTTACAATTGAACTCATATAATCACGCACCCGTAGCGCATCTCCTTCTCTGGCAGCTTGTACGGCTTTTTCTATCCGATAATATAGTGCTGAATATTTAATACGTTCATCTTCCATTTAATTTTTCTCCTCCCTATTTCTCCGCTTCAACACACGTTGCTTCTTATATAAAGCCTTACGAGCATCGGTGTTATGCTTTACACTATCCTCCAGTGCTTTACGAAGGTGCTTATTATCCGTGGTTTCGAGAATAATCGATAATTCTCCTGCGACAGCGTTTAATTTTTCCTCCTCAATTAAAGAACTCAATAGTTCACAATACCAATCTATATCCTTGGTGCGAATGGAGTGTGGCTTTTCATTAAGAGCAATAATATCCCTCGCGAAACTTTTCAATACAGACTTTACTGTGGATTGAGAGAACGTAATTATTGGAATATACATTAGATTTCCTTTCAGTACAATATCTCCGTTTGGCAAGATACACGCCGAGTCATCTGGAAGATAATTCTTTAATAAGTCGTTCCAAACTCTAAACTTAACTATACGCATTACAACACGTCCTCCGCCTTGATAACCTCTGCATCACCAACCTCATCATCTGACGCTTCTAACGAGCCTCCGACATTATAATCCAAAATCTCGTCGAAATCGATATTTGCGACATTTGGCTCATCTTGAATATATTTAGCAGCAGCTTCTTCTGCCTGTTTATAGCCATCAGCTTCAACAAAAATAATACCCACGACTGTCTGCCTAATTTCTACTTTATGAATCATTGCTTGCCCTCCTTATTATTTTTTACATCATCTACCATTTCCTGATAATGCTCAAGTGCCCTTCTTGTAACATAATGGAAATGAAAACCTAGACCAAACAAGGCTACATCAAATCCCCAGTCTCCAGCGATTTTGTCTCGCTCCCACGCAATAGTGATTAAATCAAACTCACTCCAATTCCACGAACCTGTTTCAATCCACTGTCGCCATTGATTGAAAAATGTAATACTCATCAATACCTCCTTTTTTACATTCCATTGTCGTAACTTTTCATATTTAATCTCCTCAACCGCAGAACTGGTTGGCTATATAAGCAGCTAGGAACAGACTCACACGGGACTTAATTTACATCTGCCCGTTACCAGCTAATGCTATTAGAAAACACTTACTGCGATGAGCAACTAGCGACTGCTAGTTCACTGCTTATATAGCCAGTTGACAGCACAATCACGGAGCGAAGGATTTCTCACTTTTTAGCTTACTCCCATTTGGGAACCCAGCTTTATTCCTCAGATCATACTGCCAGTTCTGCGGTTGAATTGTTAATGTTCTACTGGGTACAAATCGTACCCGATTACTTACGCTTACTTATACGACCGCCCTTTTTACCTGCGCACTTCTTTACGAAGTGAGGACCGTCAATCAAGTCGCAATCGCATTCAATGTCTTGTGCAAATCCCTTGTAACTTCCGTGGCTTGCAAATGTAGCAGAGCCACCCTTTCGCCCAATTTCTGCATAGAAGTTAGGGTTGCTTGCTAAGTTTTTCTGAGCGGCTTTTAATCCGCCTGTTCGTGTGCCTGACATAATTTACTCCTTAGCTAGCTTAGGTCGCTCGCCTTCGATTCGACTGTCTAGTATTTGATTGATTCGATGAATAATATGTTCTCGCTCGTTTAATTCTTCTAACGCACTATCCTTCATTTCTAGAAGATCGATAGTACTCATCTCATCTAGTGATTGATAATCATCTTCGTAATAAGGTTGTATTACTTCTTTTTCCATTTCTTCTCCTCTATCCATATTTTTTCCTCCTTTTTCCATATGCCATCCTTCCTGAGCTCTTTTAGCCATTCTTTGTCTTGCTTGGCTATTTCGTACTCTGATATTGCTACGAAAACTAACAAGAACATGACAATTATTATCCAAATTAAAATAAACATTTATTGTCCTTTATTTTTTAAGTCTTTAATTAAGATTTCCAATTCTCCGTCAGTCCATTTGTAGGGCTTTTTCATACTTTCCAACAGGTCAACGATATCTTCGCCGTAAGTTTTAAGCATGAATCTTGTGTAACCAATCATATTTCCTTCATCGAATCTATTACAAGCTCGGCATTGAGCGTGTACATTTCGTTCGTCATATCTGAGAGCCATCCATCTTCTATTTATGAAGTGTCCAGCGTCAGCTTGTTCAAAGGGCTTTCTCTGACCATACGAACAACAGACAAAAAATCCGTCTTCAGAATCTCTCATTCGTATATATTTTGAGAAGATCCTATCAGCTTTTTGAATTAGTTTTCGACTTGCCATCTATCCTCGCATTCTCCAGACTCTGACAAATCTACCGTTCATCAATGGTCTTTCACTTTTTCTCCAACCGACAGCCACAAAATCATCACATCTGAATATGCTACCAGTTGTGTTCCTGTGTAAATAAGGTGGTCTAGGACATTCCTTGAGTACGTCTTCAATTGTGATCAGAGATTTATTCTCTAATAGTTTTCTCGCCGTTACACGAGCGTTTTCTATCCAAGCTTCACGCTCTTTTTTGAATAAATCTTTCATCACATTACCCTCTCAACAATGAAATTATCTATCATTGTTATTTTGTGAATTGTTCCACCGTATTTTTTCTGAAATTGCCGTGCGTCTTTTCGCTTTCTAAAGTTTCGATTTGAATCGTCGCTTTTTACTAGATACAATTTCTGTAAACCCATCATCTTCCCCCTTTTCAAGTCTGCGTGAGACTACTAAGTCATTATCGATAAATGACCATTTATACTTCCTCATAAAACTGAGGTCTGGGTCTACAATCCGAATTGTAAACCCGTTGTCAGTTTCAAGCAGATAAACTCGCTTTCGTCTTGCCATTCGACCTCCTAAAAAGGGATTTCGTTCAGATCTACTGGCGTGCCGAGGTCTTCGCTTGATTTCGCTGCTTGAGCCTTGCCGTCGCTCAAAAATTGAACCTGCTCTACAATCACCTCAGTCGCTTTACGTTTATCACCGTCTTTTTCCCACATTCTAGTCTGCAAGCGACCAGTTACACCAATCTGTTTACCTTTTGGTGCATATTGAGCTAGCAACTCAGCTGTTTTATTCCAAGCTGTCATGTTGATGAAACTTGATTCAGAGTTTTTATCACCGACTGCTAAAGTAAATGAAGCTACAGACTTGTTGGTGTTAGTTTTTCTAACTTCTATATCCTGAGTTACTCGACCGATTAAAGTTACGCTATTTATCATATTCCTCCTTAAAACATTAATTTTTGGACTTCTCTTTCAACTAGCTTGAGAGTAGCGTTTTGTACCCGCTTTACTATTTCGATTTCCTCTTTATAGTCTTCTCGATTTAATTCAAAAATCTGTAATCCTAGTTCTGGACTTGAGAACACATCTGAGTAGATACAGAAGTAAAGCTTCTTCAATTTTTCGTTAACTACAAAGTATTGAAGAATCTGCGGTTTATACTCAGAAGGTGGATGTTTTTCATAGTAGGCTTTGACTACTTTCCAGCTATCCAGACATTTGATTTCAACGGCTTCTGTTTCATCTTCAAACTCGCCATCTGGTGAGCAAATCATATATTCGTTTACATCAGATTGCCAAACCCGACCAGGGATAATCTTCTTGCCGAGTTTTTCAGAAATCAGCTCTCTAGCTTCCTCTTCTAGGATTTGACCTCTCAGCATAGCCGAATAAGTAGCACCTTCTGGTAAAGTGTAGTCATTCGGATTAATTGGCTTAGCTATTCTCTGAGCAATTAATTTATAGATTGAATCGTTTATTTGAACATTCGCATAGAGTTCATTCAATTCATCTTCAGTAAGCATTGCCTTGATATTATCCATTGTCAGATTTTTCGGAAACTCATAACCTTTACTTTCAGCGAACTCAACCAGCTCGGCTTTTGGTATATACCTAACCGATGAGTAATCTTTTGCTGATGAGCCTGAAATCCTGCCTTCGTGAAAATCCAACCATTCTTGACTTCGTTGTTCAATGTCTAGGATTTTCATTCATTACCTCCTAGCTTTGCCTTTATCTCGTCCTTAACTCCGACAAGCTCACGTGATAGTTTTGGATTGGCTTTGAGAATCTCAATATACTTCTCTTTTAATTCACCTAGCGTTTTACAAGCTCGTAAGGCTTTTTCAGCGTTAGCTAAATCAGCAGACTCTTTGTCGGTTCTTTCTTTGAGCTTGCGTTCAAGGCTGCCGTCGTCATCAGTATCGACAAGTAAATCAAGCATTGCTATATATGAATATCTCTTCATATACGTAATACCTGAGCCTTGTGTTTGTGGATTGTTAGGTGCGCTTTCAACTGGTGCAACATCTTCAAGCACCTCACCACTTTCGAGATGAATAAGCTTCGTTCTAATAGCAGTTTTAGTATCAATATGACTGACTGTCTGTTTAACCATTAATCCACATTTCTCTAAGTCTTCTCGCGTTTTGCTAACTACATCGTTGTAGTCTGCGTATTTACTTTTGAAGTATGGATTTTCCTTTGAGGCTTTTACGAGTGGTGTTATTTTGCGAAACTCTTGTAAGGCTTTGTATAATTCACTCATCGCACCTCCTTTCTATAAAAATCTTAAATATCTTCCGTTTGTGTAAACTGACCAAGCCTTATATCCTTGTGATTTCCACACGTGATAAGCACAGTCAATGTTTACTTCTGGATTGTGCGAATCGCAATTCTCTCGTCCAGGTAAAATTCGTACTTGGAATAGAGAAACTGAATAACCGTATGTTCGACCGTTTTGTGTAAATGTCAGGCTTGTATCGCCTGTGGCGTTTTCATTACACGAACTCTCAGCTTGCATAATAGCTTTCATAATTCGCACGTCCCAATCGTATTTTTCAAGTAAAGGTTGAAACCTGTCGCAGCCGCCTACACCAACTTTCTCCATAGCTTTCTGAGGTGTAGGCGAGGCTTCAACCCTTGCGGCTGTTTGAGGTAGCAACGGTTGCCGCTTTTCCGTCGCTACTGTTTTGACACTTCAACTTTCACGTTCTTAACGATTGTTGCAGCTTCAGTTTTGACTTGTTCAGTCTGATGTTTCTGATAGTACATACCGCCGATAAAAGCGATGATTGCAGTAATTAAAATCGTAATGATGATAGTTTTGATAGCTTCAATATTAAGTTTTTTCATTTTTTTCTCCTTGTTTTGTTTTTTATTTTCTTTTAGGCTAGACATTGTATTAACTCCTCTCTAGCGCATATATTTACAACTTCGTCCTCAATTCCATCACAATCTGGATTTGGACAATAAAACTCAGGTTCGCCCTGACAGCCACACCATTCAGCTTCTTTACCAGAACAGCAAGGTTGAATTACTTCTAAGTTGTCGTGGTTGCAATACCACTCGTTATCAAAGAAATCAAAGCGATAACTTGCTCTAATTTGCTTTACGTTAATTTTCATATTTACTCTCAATCTGCCATTTGATATAATGGCTTTGTAGCCGCTCTTTTGAGCGGTTTTTGCTTTATACTGCCCACTT